CGTCAAATTCGAGCGTGCCATAGACGGAATCGATGATCTTGCCCTTGCTGCCAAACCAGGGCAGCGCATGGTTGCGATCTTCAGCTGCGACATTGGCCGGGGTGAACTTGAGATTTTCCACCAGCATGGCATTGGCCGCTGCGGTGGGTACCGGATCGGTGCCATAGGTGGCTTCTATTTTGGACAGCAGCAGCTGTTTCTTGCTTTTCAACGGCATCATGCACCTCGCTTGTTAGTCTTGTCGGATGCCGCGCTGCTTGGCGTGGCGGCTGGTTTTTCGGCTTCGCGGGCGCGATGGCCCTCGGGATGGTCTGCGGTGGTCTCCACGCGGGTGCGCTTGCCGTCTTTACCGATGACGTAGCTGCCACCCTGCCCGCGATATTCGTCATCCTGATGATCGTTTTGCTTGTCCATGTTTTAGCCTTTCAGGTCTGGTGTGGTGTTGTTGCACCAGTAGATTGCTTTCCAGTTCATTTCCGCTACACCGAGCGGTTGCTCTGCATCACCGCTCAGGTCGATGGCGGTTGCTGTCAACGCCAGGTCTTCGGTGAGGTCTTGTATGCCATTGTTCAAAAAGCGGTCCGGCGCCAGTGCGTATTCGACTTCCTTGCAGATGGTGTCGAGCTGGTCATCCATGTTGCTGCTGAGCTTGCATACCGCCTTGACCGAGATATCGAGCATGCGCTGCGTGAGGCGCGGCACGTTGCCGACCGCATTGCCCTCGCTTTGGCCAAGGATCTCTTCGCTGGTGGTGCTCACCAGGATGCACGGCAGGTTGCTATCGCTGAGCGGATAGACACGACTTTGATAAACACGCGCGCCGGTTGTCGCCAGGCCGGTTACCTTGGCGGCGATCGCTTCGCGGATCTGTTGTCTCAGGTGGCTCATGTGGCAAGTTGCGCGGTGCTGAAGGCACCATCTGCATTTTTGTTGACGCTGCGCACGGTGTACGCAGTGCCGTTAACAGTGACGGCTACGCCACCATCCAGCGCAACTGCATCAGTGCGATAGGTGATGGCGTAATCGGTTGCGGACATGGCGACTTCCATCACGGCGGGATTGCTGCCGGGCTGGTGCAGCAGGGCGGTGAAGTTCGTTGCCCCATAGCTGCACGGCACGCCAAAGTCCGCGAGGAAGATATCCAGGTCTGCGGTGAAATCCATTTAGACGGATTTCTTCTGGTATTGCTTGATCAGTTCCGGGGTGGCCACGCGGCATTTGCCACCGGCGGCGAGGTCCATCGCCTGCTCGGGTGCGCAATCCTTGATCACTGTGCCTACCTCGATGTGCTTGCCGTCGATCGCGGTGGGTTCGACGATGATGATATCTACCGGTTTGTTCTTGTCCATGATGATTCTCCATTGATTGAAACGAAAAGCCCGCCGGGTGGCGGGCCTGATATTGCGCTCAGTTCAGGCTTACGCGGTCAGCGCGTCATCCATCACCGAGAAGTTCGCCGGGCGACGGCAGCCAACGTCCACATAGGCGTTGAGGATCAGCTGGTTCATGCCGTTGGTTGCCTGGGTAACTTCGTCCAGTGTCAACTCAACCGCACCAAACATGCCGATGACCAACATATCCCACATCGAACTGTAGATCAGGCTGGAGCACACCGCACCGGATGTGCCCTTGACCAGGTTGCTTAGCACGTTGTTGGTGACCGCTGCGCGGTAGCCATTCAGTGGCTGCGCGCCGTTGTCCCAGATGAATGGCAGGGCGGCTGCTTTCAGGGTCTGCTTGGTCCAGCCACGGGTTTTGGTGTTGATCAGATAGCCAGCGTTGACGTCCGGTTCTGCATTGACGTTGGCAACAGCAGATTCCAGCCCGACGATGTGGCTCCATGCAACTTGACCACCGTTGGTGCCGCCGACCACCGAGCCTATGCCGGATACGTTGCGGATGCCGCGTGGGTAGGCACCCGCCGCACTGCCGTTGATCGCCTGGTATTCGATCTGCGTGTTCAGTTCGCTGATGATGTCCTGGCGCAGCAGTGGTTCGACGGCCATTGCTGACTGGATCACCGCCTGCTTGGAGAACTGCACGAACGAGCCGATGCGCTTGGGCGCCAGCGATACCTTGCCAGTGTTTGGCTGGCTTTCTGCAGCTGCTGCGATTTCTGTCAGGAAGCCGACCGAGGCGCCGACGGTCTTGCGTGGCAGGTCGATGTTGCTGGTCAGGCCGAACAGCATGGTGGTGCCGAGCTGGCCCAATGCCAGACGGTTGCGCAGCACGTCCGCGAACATGTCGGCGCGCAGATCGGTGGCGACCAGGTTGCCCGCTTCTGCTGCAGTAGCCACCGTGAAGTCACGCTTGGCCATCACATCGAACGGCAGCGAGAAGGTGCGGCCATTGTGTGCGCTACCGAACTTTTGCGCGGCGGCTTCGGATGCAGCACGCTCAAGGCCCGCATGCTTGAAGTCTCCGGACAACATCGCGCTGACCATGCGGGCGATGCTGTATTGGCCGACTTCTTTTTCCGAGAGGCCTACATGCTGGCCACGGGTGTCTGAATGCTTGGTCTTCTGGCGATCGATAACCAGCTCTTGCAGCTGCTGCGGGGTGTGGCCTTTGGTGCAGGCTTCTTGCACGTCCTGCATGGTCAGGTAATCGGCGTATTTGACGCCGATATCGACCAGCACTTCACGGCGCTTGGTGTCGAGTTCACGCTCGTTGTATTTGCGTGCTTGTTCTTCGGCTTCGGCTGCCAGTTGCTCTACGGTCTTTTCCATTTTCTTTTGCTCCTGAATGATGATGGGGGGGGTTGCTTCGGGTTTGGCGGGCGGCTCGGTGCCGCCTGTTTTATGGCTGCGACCGAGGCCCACGTTGTCATCAGCGGCAATGCTCACCATGCTGATCTCGAAGGGTTCCCAGTCGGTGATGCGGTAGGTTGATTCCGCATCGGTTTCTTTTTCCAGCACCATTTTATGGATCCGGTAGCCGACAGAAACCTTGGTCAGAATGCCGTCCAGCACATTCTGAAAATGTTCCTCCGCATTCTCGCCTTTGCCAAAGCGAACCGTGGCGCGACATATCCTGTCGTTCCCCAGCGATACGTTTTCGACTACACCGATCAATTCATCGGTGTCATGGTTGAACAGGAGTGCGGCTTTGTTCATCAGGCGGCCAAGCCGGATGGAGTCAGCACCACAATCCAGTATCTCTACACCCCACCAGTGCTCATAGGGCGTTTCGCTGGCGAAGGCAACTTGTATGGTGCGCGTGTCAACGTTGACGGCTTCGCGCGTGAAGCTGAGTTCGCGATAGCTGGTTTCTGCTTTCAGCTTGCGCGTGTCGAGTTTGTCTTTGATCATGGGGTTTGGTCTCCCTGGTTGGTTTGTTGATCTGCCAGCAGCGCCGGGTCTGTCGGTGTGCCGCCGCCGAGCGTTACGCCATGCGCGGCGAGCAGCGTGGCTTCACGTTCCAGCTCGATGACGTTTTCTTCGAAGTCGCCGCCCTTGCTGGCGACAACCTGGCTGCGTGTGGTAAAGCCTTCATTAACCGCTTCCTTGGCTGCGTTGACTTCCTTGAGCGGATCTACCCAGTCCCAACCGCGCGCGGTGAAGGTGAGGCCGGCCGTGAATTTGTCGATCTTGGCCGCGGGCAATGCCGAGCCGTTCGGCATGGTCAGCGCGTCGGCCAGCAGCGCGAAGCGCAACCAGCGTTCGGCAACGTGTTGCGCAAATGCGCCGATCATGAATTTTTGCCCGGCACGCCAGCAGTCGCGTTCCTGCAGCTCGGCGATGCGCGCGCTGCTGTAGTTGACGCCGCTCATGTCGCCGCTGAGGTTGTGGTGGGCGACATCCAGTCCGCTGGCCATGTCACGCTTGCGGCTTTGCACAAACGGATCGAAGGCCTGCGACGGATAGGCCGGATTGAAACTTTCAAACTCCCAGCCGGGCGGTAATGTTTCAAATGCGCCCGGTACCGATTCCTTGATCAGGTCGCCGTTAGCGTCTTCGCTGTCGGCAACCTCGGCGCCGTAGCCGGTGGTGCCGTCTGCCGGTGGCACATAGGCCGCATCACCTGGGGCGGGTGGCTTGAAGAAGCCCATGTTGCTGGCACCAACCACGGCGCTGGTG